AAAAGTGCTTGACAGTAGGCACAATTTATTATATACTGTAATGGCAACTAAAGGCAAAAGTAGTTAAGAGCTACACAAAGGCAAAGTAGCACTAGCTACACAAACAAAGCAGAACTATAAGTTTTGTTACAAATAAAGGCTAATATAGGAGAAACTAATAATGGCATCTTTAGCAGAAATCCGTGCAAAATTACAAGCACAAGAAACAAAGAGCTCAAGCTCATCACAAGGTGGCGGCGATAACGCTATCTTCACACACTGGAATATTCCAGAAGGCAGTAGTGCAACACTACGATTCCTACCAGACGCAGATCCCGACAACACTTTCTTTTGGAAAGAACGTCAGATGATCCGTCTATCATTTCCAGGTGTAAAAGGCGGCGACGAAAACAAACCAGTTACAATACAAGTTCCTTGTGTTGAAATGTGGGGAGATACATGTCCAGTACATGCAGAAATTCGTCCTTGGTTTAAAGACCCTACTATGGAAGATATGGGTCGTAAGTATTGGAAAAAGCGTAGTTACATTTTCCAAGGCTTTGTAACACAAAGTGATCTACAGGAAGACTCAGTACCTGAGAATCCTATTAGACGTTTTGTTATTTCACCTCAAATTTATAAAATCATTAGTTCAGCATTAATGGATCCTGAATTCCAGGAAATTCCTACAGACTATGAGGCTGGTACAGATTTCGTAATTAGAAAATCTACCAAAGGTCAATATGCTGACTATTCAACATCTAATTGGGCTCGTAGAGAACGTAGTTTAGATCAAACAGAACGTGATGCAATTGCAACACACGACCTGCACAATCTAAATGACTTCTTACCTAAGAAGCCTGATGCAGAACATCTAAACGCTATCTTTGAAATGTTTGAAGCAAGTGTTGATGGACAGTTGTATGATCCAGCACGTTTTGGTCAGTACTATCGTCCATATGGTGTGGATGCACCAGCTACTACAGGAGCAAAACCTGAAGTAGCGGCAACTACTCCACCACCAACACCAGCACCAGCACCTGCACCAGCGGCACCAGTTGCTGAAGCAGTAGCACCAGCGCCAGCGCCAGCACCAGAGCCAGAAATGGCAACGGCAGAAGCAGCACCGGCAGCCGAAGGACAAGCAAGTGCTCAAGACATTTTAGCAGCGATTAGAAATCGTAAGCAATAAGTAATATAAATTGAGTGAGGGTCCTTAGTGCCCTCACTTTAACATAGGAGAAAAAACATTATGGCAAGACCATTTGACGTAAGTAAATTCCGAAAAGCTATTACTAAAAGTGTTCCTGGGTTAAGCGTAGGCTTTAATGACCCTGACACTTGGATTAGTACAGGAAATTACACACTAAACAAACTTATCAGTAACGAATTTGACAAAGGAATTCCACTAGGTAAGGTAACTGTTCTAGCAGGAGAATCCGGCGCAGGTAAATCATTTATCGCGGCAGGTAATGTAGTTAGATCAGCACAAGAACAAGGCATATTTGTTATTCTAATTGACACAGAAAATGCATTAGATGAGAAATGGCTACACGCACTGAATGTAGATACTACACCAGAAAAACTATTAAAACTTAACATGAGTATGATTGATGATGTTGCTAAAACAATTAGTGACTTTATGAAAGATTACAAGGCAGAATATGCCGATGCAGAAGATGAAGACAGACCTAAAGTATTGTTTGTAGTTGACTCGTTAGGTATGTTATTAACACCCACCGATGTTGACCAGTTTAACAAAGGTGATATGGGTCGTAAGCCTAAAGCACTAACTTCATTAGTTCGTAACACAGTTAATATGTTTGGACAGTACAATGTAGGACTACTAGCAACTAACCATACATATGCATCACAAGACATGTTCGATCCAGATGATAAGATCTCAGGCGGACAAGGCTTTATCTATGCAAGTAGTATTGTTATTGCAATGCGTAAACTTAAACTTAAAGTTGATGCAGACGGTAACAAAACATCACAAGTATTTGGTATTAGAGCGGCGTGTAAAGTAATGAAATCTCGTTACGCTAAACCATTTGAAAGTGTGCAAGTTGAAATCCCATATGAAACAGGTATGAGCCCATACAGTGGCTTGACTGACTTCTTTGAAGCAAAAGGTTTGTTAAAGAAAAGTGGAAACAGTTTAGAATACATTAGCCCGGTAACAGGTGAAGTAATTAAAATGTTCC